CCTCTTCATTACTATCTTTCTTACCTGTAAGAGGAGAGAATCTAGTTTCTTTTAAAACCTGTTCGTAAAGATTTTCTGCTGTAATTTTTTTACTTGTATAATTACCAAGCAGTACACTATCATAAAGATTGTTTAGATTATCTGACATGTTTATATTTATTGAGATGTTAGTATATGCCAGATAGCAGCTTTGTCGACACCATTTGGTATCATTTCAAATGCTCTACGCATTTCGCCGTTTGCAAGATAAGTTCTAAACTGTGTACCTGAACCTAAACGAGGGGTAGGTTTAATGTTTACAGCTTTTAAATGGTCTGAAAACTTAGCCATATTATCATACCTACCAGCATCCTCTACATCTGAATAAAGATTAACTGTAATGTTACCAGCTTCAGGAGACTCGTTTAATGTAGCAACATACTCATAAGTCGTTCTTACTGGTGATATGTCTGCTTCAACAATATGTATTTTTGCTCTATATTGTTCTAATAAAGGCTTGTAAAGATTCCAAATAGCTAGTTTCTTTTCAATGGTTATATTAGCTTCATCTCTTTGAGTTCTAGAAATGATAATATAAACGTCGTCGTTCTCTTTAGCTGCAAGTTTTGCTGCCTCGAAATGTCCAATATGCGGAGGATTAAAACCACCACCAAAGAAACCAATACTATAAGCAGGTTCTTGTACTGGACCATCTTCAGTTACTGTTACCGGCTTTCTACCGCGTTCACCAGCATATAAGAAATTGTTTGCACTGAAATTAATTCTATCTACTATCTTAACTTGATTAGGGGTGTCACCGATATATAGTACATGCCCTTCACCTGGAGCAGTAATGTAAGAATCACCAACAGGTATAAATGATGCCATCTTACTGAGATGGCCCTCTACATTAGCTAGAAGATGTTGGAATATGAGCTTGATACGAATCATATCGTATGTTGCTCCAAGTAACCCACTTAAGGAGTTTCTATTTTTATGTAAATAGTTTATAAGATTAGTAATCTTTTTCTCTGCATTAGCTTTACCACGTTCACCAAGCTTAGCAGCTCTATCGGTTATTTTTTTCCTTGCAAATACACTAAAACCTTTATAATATTTGTCTAAACTGAAATTCTCTCCGCTTACAGCTGCTTTAAATATACCACCACCAGTACGAACCATATAGTTTGTATACTCGCGTAATAAACTTACCAATGTATTATCAGTAATATAATCTGTATCAAAGTCGTTTGATATACTACTAATTTTTATCTTAGCATCGCGTAACAGAATGTCTAAGGTATTTTTTATATTAGCATCTAATTGTAGGTCTAGTGTTTTGTAATTAGAACCTTCAGCAAACACACCAGCCTTTTTCAAACTATTAACTACACGAGAAACATCTCTACCTGCCATAGTCGATGTAACTTTATCTCCGGAAGCATTTACATTAAACGCAGAATGTATAACAATACCAACTTTAGCATTTGAAGCCTCTTTGTATAGAAGAGATTCTGAATCTACTGGTATAGCATATGTAATAAGGTTAGGTTGAAATGTAAGGTAGTTTTTTCCTTCTATAGATTTCACTACTGGTGGTCTAGAAGGAGAGTATAACAAGTCTCCTTGATACATTAAACCAGAATTATCATAACCTTGTTTAAGATAAGGAAAAACACTCTTAAGTACATCTCTTAATCCAGGCGCATCTTTATAAAGTAAATCTGCTTCTTCAAGACTATGTACTAAGTTAGGTACGTTGCTAAAAATTGTTTTTGTACCGACAAAGAATTGATTATCATATTTTGGTCTTGGGTCAATTCCCCAAAATAGAGCTGGTGCACCGTCTACCTTTAAATTAACAGAAGTCTTACTTTGAAAGCCTTCTAGATAAGAAGTAAAGTTTTCTACTTGTTCGACAAACTTCGCAAAACCAGCTTTACCTTCTTCAATAGCAAGGTCTTCTAAATGTGATAAATGTCTTTTAAGAGTGCTATCGTCAACAGCTGCTTCTTTTAGAAGCTGAGAATTATAGTATTTCTTAAAACTTATCATGATGGTTTATAATATTTACTACCAATTAGGTTTAAACCATTCGTTAAATAAAAGCTGTATATATTTTCCAATATACCTTCATCTGCATACCACGCGCTTAATGACGAAACAGATTCTGATAAAGTAGTAGAAAGTCCGCTGCTTCTAGTGTTCCAATCGATTAAATTGTTAACAGGTGTATTACTATAACCTGGTTTATATACAAAAAATCTATAATAGTTTGAAACTGGTGTCTTTACTCCCCACCCAAAGAATGCACTTAATGGGTATGCTGTAATTGGGTAAGCAGATGCAGGGTATGTGCTTAGCGGGAAGAAACTCTGCATATTATGTGCAGTAACTGCAGCATATGATGTTATATGCGGTACTTCAAGTAACTCGTAAAACTCTGGATTAAAAATATCATTCAATACTATCCCCTGTCCTTCGTAAACTATATCACTAAAATTGTAAGCTGTTAAGGCATCTCCAAGGTTTGTATGTTCGCTTAAAGCATCAAAGTTAATGTTATATTTTTCTCTCGTACCCCATAGCTGTTCATGAGAAGTACTATACAAATCAAACTGTCTCTGTAGTACAGGCGGTAATGTATAGTTATAATCGTCAAATTCTGTATCAATTAAACTAGCTAAAGAGTATAGTTGATCAACACCAGCAGTTGCTACGTCTTGAGTGTTAGCAACGTAATTAGCAGTTTTTTCATATGCTATTGTACCAAAATTCTCGGTAGGGTGTACATTATCACCTGCTACAGCAGATAAGAATGTAATTAGATTTGTATCATCAGAAATGAACGGCTGTAATGCATAAGTTTGTAACTGTTCACCATAGTTAAAGCTTTCATTAATTTTACGTACAAAATATGTCTTATAAAAGTCTGTAACATCGAACTGATATGAACCTACTAGATTAGTTGCAGATAAGAACCCATACGTACTAGCATATAGGTATCTTCCGATTTCAACGTATATACCGTTTTGCGGTGGTGGTTCAATAATTGTTTCTAGGTTAGCCGTACTTAAAAGAAGATTAGTTGTAACTATCCCGCTAGATAACAACACTGACGAAAGAGGAGGGGTACTTAAAATATTCTTATAATAACCGCCTGTATCTCTATTCAACGAATCATATCTTGAGAACTGAAATGTAGGTGCATATACTGAAGCTGCATTTTTTGGAGTAACTGTAGAATATACGTAAGGGTTAGGAGGTCCTGCGAGCGGGTAATTTAATAAAACTTTGTTACTAAATTCACTAGATGGTAAATAAGGACCATTTATTGTAACGAAGAAGTTTGTATCCATATTTGCCCAAACAGTATCTGGCATTGGTATGGAACCACCGTTTACTGATACACCGAAGTGATCTGCAGATAAGTTCTTTACATAAAAGCCTGCAGATAAAAATACATTACTGTTCGAATAAGAAGGTACACTATTATCGTTTATATCTTGCGGGTTGTATCTATTTTTTGTATTATATACAATCCATAATTTCGGTACTGTAACAGTATAGTAATTTAATGAAGGTATATCATCAATATAATAAAAGTCAAATGTACCAGTATAACCTACCAGTACACCGCTTGCTGCAGTGGTAGGACGTCCTAATGAAGTAATATAAACTGGGTTTGTATTCTCTGCAGTGAGAGCATTAAAAACATTACCGTTTACGTCTGTGAATCTCCAACGAGGTCTTAGTTGTGCGTACTTGTTATCAGGAGTTACAACTTCCCAAGGTTGTGAAAGAGAATTGCTAGAATAAAAACTAAAATAAATATAGGGTGTAGAAATATCTGAAACACTATACTTAAAAGTGAGCGGAGTAGGTTGGTTAAGTAAGCCCGGTGGGCACGATTGAAAGCCGTGATACAGTGCATTTGCTGAAACAGGTGCTGATGATAGATCAGGCCAGTTAGTATAATCCCATGTTAAGGAATCTTTTATATAATTAGCTACAAGAAAATTATTTGAGAATGTTTGTAATGGGTCACCGTTCTTAGGTATAACTGCTAACTTTATTTCATATGTACCAGGCCAGTTATATGTATGAGGTTCACTTATTAGTAAGTTATTTTTTACTTGAGTAACTTCAACTTCAGTACCATCTCCAAATTGAAAGAATAAAGAAAATTGGTTTAATATACTAGCTGGTTGTATATTAGTTACTGTAGTTACAGTACAAATAATAGGAGTAGCATAGGTGAACCCGCTCACAGCTGTAGTCAGCGTGTCAGCTACTCTTATGGTAAACCCTGGGGAGCTAATATAGTTTGAAACACTCATAGTAACCGCTTATTAAATAGTTATTACTGATGTATCTTGCGTTACATCGGAAGTAACAATAATGCGATTTGAAAAATCGTTAATGTCGCTAAAATATAGAGCTTGGAAATCTTCAAGCTGGTAATTTTTTGCAGTAATTGTAATATCGTTGCTAGGATAAGATGGGTTCCATACTACTAGAGAAACACCTTGTATAATTTCTCCAGTATCTAAACGTTGAGTGTAAACGCTATTAACTCCGTTTATGCTCTCTATTTGTGCAGTTAAGTTAACAAGGTTAATATTATAACCTAATGTTAACATAGTAGGATCAAAAAAAGACTGTACTATACCAGTTATTTTATTCTGTATAAGCTGTGTAGATATTTTTGCAGTACGATCAAGCTTTACTACTAATCTTGTTTGAGAAATAATTGTGTTGATGTCTGTTTCGGTTCCGTTTCCGTAGCCTGTTGTTACAGCTTTATAAATAGGATCCATTACTATAATATCTGAGGTAAGGGTTTTCTTATCTGCGGCTGTATTTATAATAAGAGACTTTTGTGCGGGTGTAAGATAATTTACGTAATTGTTTGTATTTAATTGAGTAGCTCTAGGTAGAGCGTATATGTAAACATTATTAAAATTACATGCAGTTGAAAACGCTAATTGATTATATAAAACTCTATTGTCTTGATTAGGCTGCGTTAAACCTATATTGTAAAGGTAACGTATATGATTGTTTATGTAATCGTTGTTACTATATACTATAGTATCTTGTACGATGTTATTAAACGTAGATTTAATAAAGTTTTGATAATCTTGAGTAGTAACTAATCTATATTGAGATTTAAACGCTCCTGGAGCATTAGCACGTATACTATCAGCATTCTCTGCATCTGTATACACTGTTGATGGGTTATTGTTATCAAACTGTAATGTAGTTATGTTACTATCAGTTAAGTATTGTAGATCTGGACTGAACACGTCTGCTTGTATAGTACTAAATTGAGTAGTATTATATATAACAGCAGGTAAGCTGTTTAAGGCATGTGCTCCAATTTCTCCATCAGTACCTAGGGATTGTAAATAATAAATTGCTACAGTATCGCCGGCATTGAGTTGTAAACCATTTATACCGTTACCGAATTTGAGTTCGTAATTTTGACTTTCATTTAATCTTGCTTCGTAGCTTGTAGACGTTGCGTTTTCAAGATATAAAGATTCAGTACGCTTCCATTGCGTCCATTTATTAGTCTTAACACTGTTTACATATACATCAATGTTAAAATGATCAACGTTAACATTACTACCAGGTGCTACAAATATTACTTCATTAGTTACCCCTAATGCGGTGTATAACGGATACTCAGTCCATTTACCTTGGTAAAGTAGCGTTTGATTGCCCACACTTTCTAAATACTGGTTAGCAGTTAGAGTTTTAGTAAAAGTAATATCTGCATTAAATGAGTATGGTGCGTTATTAACTCTTATAAACGAATAACGTGGTATAGTATAAGAACCGGTTGTTAAGTCACTAGTAGCAGAACAAGTAAACGTCGCTGTAGCTGTTTGTTTACCTATAGGAGAATAATTAATTATTTTTACAACTCTGTTTATGTTTTCATATATTTGAGAATCACTAAACATACCTTCAGACGAAGTTTTGTTTAGATAAAACATAAATGTATGAAAGGAATATGCTATTATGTTTGTAATAGCGGTAATATTAGAACCTTCTAGATATTGATCAGTAAACAAACCGCTTTGTGTTAAACGGTTACGCATGAAATCTCTAAGATTGGTCGCGTCAAACGCAATATATTCGTTTGGCTGTATATTTAATGCTGATGCGTCTGTGTATGTAGTTGACATCTTTAGGAAAGAGTGTAGCCTGTTTTATTTAAAACTCCAGGAATTCTGACATTCTTGTTGTTTAAGTAAGGCATAGTTATATTTAAGTCGATGTAATAGGTTTGCTCGTCTACATTAAAGTTAATGTTTATATTTTGTACGGTAACACGAGGCTCATATACTGTTAAACCGTTAAGTATTGCCTTGCCTATAAGATTGCCAGTTGATTGGGATACAGGTTCAAACAAATACTGGGTAAGGTTTAAACCGTATAATGGATTTAATAAGTTTTGACCTGGTAAAGTATTGAACAGAGAATTAATCGAATTTTTTATAGCCGCTTCGTCATAATCTGTTGTTATATCCTTAACAATAGGATTACTAAAGTCTAAATGTAAATCCGAGTAAGTATAGTTATTGGTTATAACAGTAACTCGTTGTAAACCTGTAAAACTTAAGGATGGCATTGTAAAATACTTAGGGAAGGAGTAAGTAATATCATCATATGAAAAACAGTAAGTTTAACTCTTTATTCCAGGAAGCCTACTCGCGTTACACAAAAGGTAACGGTTTTTTAGTAGGTGATGTCGTTAAATTAAAATCCGGCTACGAGAATCTAGAGAGTTATAAAAAATTAGGTGAAAACGTTAAACAACGTATTAAAGATATAATCAGCACCGGTAACAATATCCGTGTAGGTAAACTACACAATACAGATGTTGCTGCTAGATATAGCGCAGACAATACAGATAGCGCACAAGCTAACCTTGCTGACTGTTACGAAGAAGCTTCTCCAGGTTTCTGGCGCAACTTAATTACTATTCCAGTTGAATGTTTAGAAGAAATTAATACTGGTGCCAATTTAGCCCCTGTTCCAGAAGGACAAAGAGACACTAAGGAACGTGTTGCCGGGCCTGAAAAAGTAGGCAAACATAAATGGCATAAAGGTAAAGCTATAAACGATCAAAACGAACTCGGTAAAAAACAAAACTGGGTTAAAGGCGGCGACTATAAATTAGGAGAAAAGAATACTGAGCTTCCTCATTCAAACAAATACAATGATGAATTGCCTCCTAAAGTAAAAGATTTAAAGAAAGTAAAAGAGTTAAAAGAATCTGCTACAAAACTATCTGAGAATGCTTTAGACAGTCTTTACATTAAAATTCTCAATGAAGATGTGGGCGCAGAAGGTCAAAGTGCCAATGGCTCTCTTGATAGTGGTGACCAGTTAGCTGGTAACCCTCAAATGCAATCTGAAGAACGAAAAGGTGTAATAATTAATGGTAAAGAAGTTGATATGAATACTATAGAAATAGATGATATCGACATGCACGATTACCCTGACTTTTCAGATGCTTTTGTTTCGAAAGCACAATTTGTTGATGGTACACCACTAACTGATGATGAATTAGAGGAACTACAAAATAATGTCGATGTTAACAGTTTAGCACATGATACATTACATGAAACGAAACCGTCTTCTGTTGAAGAGAAGGTTTGCCCTATTTGTGGTAAAGATGTATGTATGTGCAAAAAAGAAGAATCAATATCTCAAGATATTAGCTTCAAAGGTCCAAAAACATACCTACCAGGGGGCGACGTAAACGATCCTGCTTCAGCTATTAAAGCTTCTAAAATCTCACACCACGGAAGCTAAAGCAATAAGACAGGAGAAGAAATTAATCTCTTGATCCATTACTAAAGCACTTCGATAAAGATATTCAGAGACTTGCAGCAATGCAAGTCTTTTTTTATCTTCTGGAATAGAGCTCTTATACACTGCATTAAACAAGTCTTTCATTAACTTAGGATAATCGTTTCCAAAGGTTTGTTCCGACTCTATAACGAATTTACGTATAGACGTAAGGTCTTCTTTGTTCACGGTTTTATCCAGGATCTCTTGTGCGAATCCCTCATTATTAATTGTACTGCTAATAGACAATACACCATCAACGACACTACGTTGAATATAGTTAATAATTCTTCGTAAATCCGGATAGTGATAACGAATAACCTCTTTGATCTTCTCTATTTGTTCTTTATCTACCTGTATCTTTTCCTGACGGAGAATGAAACCTATTCGTTTAGCATATTCTCCAATAGGAGGAGTAAAATCAGTGAAAACTTGGCATCGAGACTGAATCGGTTGGATAATACGATGTA